GTTCACGATGGGACCGGCTGACACCGAAGGCGCTGTCGCGTACATCTGGCAGGCGAAAGACGTCAAGTACGAACTGCCACGCGGTTCGTACGGCGAGCTGGCGCAGTTCCTGCTCAACTCGGTCGGCGCGAACGGCCAGGGTGTGATCCGTGGCCTGCTCGCGGTCGCGAAGCAGTCGGCGTCGTCTGCTGCGCAGATCGGTTCGGTCGTGAACATCCCGACCACGTCGCAGTCGCAGTACATCTACGCGTCGTTGCACACCTTCACGATCGGTACGTCGTACTCGTGGGTCGTGGAGTCGGCGACGAACTCGTCGATGAACGGCGCCACGGTTGTCGGGTCGTCGCAGTCGGTGTCCGCTGCCGGCGGAACCTGGCTGACCAGAGTCGCGGCGACGTCGGGCCGGTCCTACTACCGGTTCCGGATCACTCAGAACGCGGGGACGCATTCCATCGGTGGAGCGATCGCCGTCCAATAGCTAGACCTGTCCGGCCCCTGGTGCGGGGTGCCTTCACTCAAGGAGTACCGCACCAATGGCTGCATTCGCTCTCACGGGCATGTACGTCGAGATCAACTCTTCGGCGTCACTGAACGCGTGGGTCAAGTCCGCGACCCTGACGCTCGACGTCGCGGATCTCGACTCGACGACGATGGGTGACGACTGGAAGGAATCCACTGCGGGCGTGAAGTCCGGCAGTCTGTCGCTCGAGTTCGTCGACGACGCTGCCGTGTCCTCGGTCGACAACCTGCTGTGGAACATCTTCGGGTCGGTCGTCCAGTTCAAGATCCGGCCCGACGATGCTGCCGTGTCGACGTCGAACCCGTCGTACTTCGGGAACGTGCTGATCAACAAGCACATGATGGGTGGTTCGCACGGCGACCTGGCGATGAAGTCGGTCGACTTCCCGCTCTCGGGTGCGGTGACGCGCTCGACGTCTCAGTAGTCAGACTTCGGTTCGTCTCTCCGCGTACGAGGTCGACCCGCAGTTCGGGCACTGGTTCGCCTGGCTGATCGCCCGGTTGTGGGCGTCGACCAACGCCTGATCGGCCCGGATCTGCTGGCGGCGTTTCCCGACGAGAGGTGTTGCCCAGCCGACTGCCTTGGCTTGCTTGCGGGGCCGCATCTCTGCGACCTCCGCGGGGACGTAACGGATGGTCCCGCACCGGTTGCACGTCCGTTCGTACTCGTACATGGGGCTCAAAGCTAACCCGTTGGGAGAAGTCCTGTGCCTGATCCCGTCATCGTCGTCGAAGGCGCGCGGGAGCTCGCCCAGGCGATGCGAACCGCAGACCGGGCGCTACAGATCGAGATGGCGCTGCTCAACCAGGGTGCTGCCGAGATCGTCGTGGACGAGGCTTTGCCGCACGTTCCCGTCGGGCCGTCCGGTGACCTGCGTCGTTCGTTGCAGGCGCGTGGGACGCGGGCGTCGGGCCGTGCGACGGCGAACACGCCGTACGCGATGGCAATCCACTGGGGCCGCAAGACCGGCAACGTCGGTCGTCCCCCCGGTAATCACCGCGGAGCGAACGTCATCGCGGGCCGACCGTTCCTGTGGAACGCCGCGAAAGAGAAGCAAGAAGAGATCACCGAATCGTACGGGCGGGGCGTCATGGCCCTGCTCGACACCATCATCGACAGGGGTGCGCTGTGACCGAACTCAATATCGACCTTTCCGAGCTGAAGGTCTCCGAGATTGAGGAGATCGAAGATCGGCTCGGTATCCCGATCGGCGAAGCGTTCGGTCAGAACAAGCCGATGGGGAAGTCGTTGCGTGCGCTCGGGTTCGTGATCCAACGTCGCGACAACCCGGAGTTCACCTGGGAAGAAGCCGGTGATCTCGTCGTCAAGTTGAAGGACGACGTCCCCCCTACCGACGCGAACGGCTGAAGCTGTTCGCTCGGCACTGTCAGATCTACCCCGGCTACACGATCGCGTCGTTGTACGCGCTCACTGCCGGCGAGTTGAACGCGCTGGTCGAAGAGGCGCCGAAGGGTGATGGCTGATGGCTGGCGGGAATGTCATCATCAACATCGTCGGCAACTCGTCGCAGTTGTCGGCTGCGCTCGGCAAGGCATCCGGGGATCTGGACGGCTTCGCCGGGAAGATGCAGTCGGTCGGGTCGAAGATGTCGTCGATCGGCAAGGGCTTGACGCTCGGGCTCACGGTCCCGATCGTCGGTGTCGGCGCGTTGGCGTTCAAGGCTGCGCAAGATTTCGAGTCCGCGTTCGCCGGTGTGACGAAGACCGTCGAAGGCACCGACGCGCAGCTGCAAACGATCCGCGATGGCATCATCGCGATGTCGAAGGAACTGCCCGCGTCGACGACCGAGATCGCCGCCATCGCTGAAGCGGCCGGCGCGCTCGGTATCCAGACTGATCACGTCCTCGATTTCACGCGAGTGATGATCGACCTCGGGGAGACCACGAATCTGACCGCCGATCAGGCTGCTGACGCGTTCGCACGGATCGCGAACATCATGCAGATCCCGCAGGACCAGTTCGACGAGATGGGTTCCACGGTTGTCGACCTTGGCAACAAGACCGCGTCGACGGAATCCGAGATCACGGAGATGGCACTTCGGATCGCAGGTGCGGGCCGCGCGGTCGGCCTGTCTGCCGATCAGGTGTTGTCGATCAGCGCGGCGCTCGCCTCGGTCGGTCTCGACGCTGAGGCTGGCGGATCAGCTATCTCCCGGACGTTCATCGACATCGCGAATGCAGCATCGAGTGGCGGCGACCAGCTCGCCGGGTTCGCTTCGGTTGCGGGTCAGTCGGCCGATCAGTTCGCCGAGAAGTTCCGCACTGACGCGGCTGGCGCGTTCACCGACTTCATCACCGGGTTGCAGAACATCCATGCGTCCGGCGGCGATGTGCTCGGCACGCTCGACGGTCTCGGCATCACGGAGATCCGTCAACGCGACGCGATCCTCCGACTTGTCGGGGCCGGTGGCCTGCTGAACGACACGCTCGGCATCGGCAACAAGGCCTGGGGCGACAACAACGCGCTGACCGACGAAGCGCAGAAGCGGTACAAGACCAACGCCGCGAAGATGGAGATCCTCAAGAACCGGCTGACCGACGTTCTGCGGGTTCTCGGTGAGTCGTTGATGCCGATCATCGAGCAGTTCGCCGGCTGGTTGACGAAGCTCGCGGAGAAGTGGAAGACGCTCTCCCCGGAGACACAGAAGTTCATTCTCATCGCGGGTGCGCTCGCTGCCGTGCTTGGTCCGCTGCTCATCACGCTCGGTGCTCTGGCTACGGCGATCGGGGCGATCCTCTCGCCGGTCGGACTCGTCATCATCGCGATCATCGCAGTGGTCGCTGCCGTCTACTTCTTGTGGACGAACTGGGACAAGGTCTGGGGCTGGATCAAGGAACACCCGGCGATAGCGGCGATCATCGCGATTCTTGCCGCGCCCATCGCAGCGTTCGTCCTGATCGTCGGCGCACTGAAGTGGCTCTACGAGAACTGGGACACGATCTGGTCGGCCATCAAACAGATCGCTCAGATCGCATGGGATTCGGTGCTGTCGCCGGTCTTCAACGTGATCGTCGAAGCCGTCGGCATTGTCGGGTGGGTCATCGGAATCCTGCGCGGCGTATGGGACGGCGCGTGGGCTGCGATCAAGTCGATCATCCAGACCGCCTGGGACACGGTGCTGTCGCCGGTGTTCGAGGCAATCGCTGGTGCCATCGGCGCGATCGTGTGGGCGCTCGGCGTCCTGAAGGGCGTCTGGGACGCGATTTGGAACGGCCTCGGCGCAACGCTCGCCGTTGCACTAGCTCCGATTCTCGGGCCGATCTATGCCGTGATCGGCGCCCTCCAGCAGATCATCAGCTTCGCCACCGAAGCGAAGCGCCGGATCGAAGGCCTGTTCAACTCTGGCGGCGGCAGTGTCATCCCCGGCATGCCGAGCTTGCCGCTCATCGGTCAGTTCGCAAGCGGTGGACCGATCCCCGGCCCAACTGGCGCGCCCGCTCTCGCTGTCGTGCATGGAGGCGAGTTCGTCGTACCTGCGAACGGCGCGCTCATCTCGACCCCATCGACCACCGCCGCGTCCACGACGACGATCCATGTGACCGTGAATGGCTCAGTCCTCACGGAAGACGATCTCGTGAGCGCGATCCACAAGGGATTGCTTCGCAAGCAACGCACATCGGGAAGCTTGGGGTTGAACTAGATGGCAACGACCGAAGTTCTCCTCCCGATCACCGAGTTCGCGTTGCCGACCTCGAACCCGGCGACGCTGACGAAGATCACCTCGGCGGCGGCAGCGACCACGAACTGTCCGGTCACCACGTACAACACCCTCGTCTTCGACAAGGACACGGACCAGTCCGCATGTGTCGGGTTCCGGCTCCCGACGAACTGGCTGTCGGGGTTCACGGTCGTGATCAAGTTCACCTCCGCGGCGACGTCGGGGAACGTCGTGATGAAGGCAGGTCTCTCTCCTGCGACGGATTCGTCGACGGATATCGACACGAGCTCCGCGTATACGGCTGCGGACCT